GCCACCGCCCGATGACGTAATTGTCGGAGTAAGTTTGAGTGCTTTTGCTAGGCGAATAATGTCAGCCAACGCGTCTTTACGCTCGGCGTACTTGCCATCTTCATCACCTACATCGAAATCGTCGTACAAGCTGCGGCATGCCACCACGTTCTCTTGGGTGCGGATGCGCTTCTTGTTTTTTACTTCGTCCAGATACCAATCGCCGAAGCCGTTCACTGCGAAATAAACAGTCTCACCTTGGTTGTCTAGTTGCTGAGCAGCTTTGGCCGCTTGCTCTACCGTGTCGAAACTTTTGTACTTGAAAAAGGTTCTGCCAGACTCATGCTTGGTGGCTACGGCTATTATTTTTTTGCCGTTTTGTGGGGACACCAGCCCTAGGAATTGCTCAATCCTCATACCTCACCCTTTAGACGGATAGCCGGGGCGTGTGCCCCGGCATTGTAAGCACTTCTCAGCTTCGACTTAGTCGTCGAAATCCAAGTTATCAAGCGCGTCGTCTATGTCGTCGAAGGATTCAGCTTCAACCACCTTGGCCTTTTTCTTAGGAGCAGGCTTCGGTGCTTCTTCCTCTTCTTCCTCTTCAACTTCCTCAACCACAGGCTTAGCGACCTTCTTAGGTGCTGCATCAGCCACATGCTCTACGGATGCCGGAGCGTCAGAGACACCTGTGATCTGCGCGATAGTTTCAGACTCATCACGCAGCGTTTCGGTAATCGCTGCCATCTCTTCTTCGTCAACAAAACGAACTGCCTTGAAGGTCATAGCTGGATGGGCAACGCTGTAATCGAAGCTGATCTTGGTGATAACGTGCTTCGGTTCAACACCACGCTTGGCTAGCTGCGCACCGTACTGACCCAGAACTTTAAGTGTAGCAGCCGGGACGCGAAGAAGCATCGGGTCGTTGATCTGACCTGCCGGAGCGATTGCTAATCTCATTGAATCCCCACATGCCTTACCCTTACCACCGTTGTCGGTGATACGAGAACCCCACTGGTTGTGTGGGCAAGTGGCGCACTTCTTAGCCTGCGGATCTTCTGCATCAGCAGCAGGGCCAACACCATCGTTGGAGTAGCAAGTTGGCTTAGCAACAGAGCCTTGTTCGTAACCACTTTCGTAGTAGACCTTAGACTTGTTCGGGTTGGACGACAGGATAACGACTTCGATAGACGCCGCTGGCTCATCGTCTGAGTCCGGCTTGGTAATCAGGGTGCGCTCATCACCACGCTGGATGTGAAACACCTTGCCCTTGATGGACACCACCGGGAACCCGCCCTGCTTTACGGCAGACGCGAATGGGTTGACTACTTTGGCTACGCCTGCCAAGTGAGCAGGCAGCTTGGTTGATTTAATAGCGATCATGTCACTCATAAATACCTCGTTTTATTTTCTACGGAAGTTAATAACTTGAGTTTCGCTCCAGTTCACGCCCGGAGGTAACTCGTCATTGACCGAGCGGTATTGCTCCACTGCGGTCTTGTTCACGCGGCGTTCGATCATCTCCCACGCCTCTTCTTGCTGGATGAACCCGAACAGTTCGTCCCAGTCTGCAACGGTTGCCGAAGTACGCACAGAACGGTACGCAGTCCCGACTCCCTTAGAAGATACGTTGTCGATGCCTCGTTCGTTGAAGCGGCGTAAGAACTCCACTTCGATTTTTGCCTGCTTGTCTTTATCACCTGCATCATCGGCTTCGTATGCGGCTTTCCTCTGTGCCCTACGATCGCGCAGTTGAATAAAGGCTTTCAGCAAAGTTGCATCATCCAGCTCATTGACTTTCGCCATCGGTATGCTCCTTTCTAGATTTAAGCCATTCGTTAATATCAGCTTCATCCCAACGCAGAACCTTCTGCGAGACCCTTATCGGCTGGGGGAAGCTGGACTCTCTTCGGCGTAGGGCAGGCAGCGCGGCCTTGGAAATGCCCAGTTTTGCCGAAACTTCTTCAGGTTTAAGTAAGTTCATTTCAGTCCTGTTACCTCCGATTGAGTTCAGGTACACGCAGATTAGTTCGTTTGAGTTCGCTTGTCAAGCGATAACTTCACCGCGTTTAGCCTTTACCTCGTCTAGTAACGCTCCTTGCATTTTCTGTTTGGTCTGCAATCGACTGTACACACGCTTCTCGACAGGCGTGCCTTCCAGCATGATTACAAAGTTGTTCATCTTCTGGCCGGGGCGGTTGATACGCCCATTTGCCTGCTCAAAGATCTCGTTGGAGGTCACGCAGGAGTACCAGACGATGGTGCTTGCCGCAGTCAAAGTCAGTCCGTGGGACATAGCGGCCGGTTGTGCCACAAGAACCTTGGGGTCTTTGGACTTCTGAAACGCACCGAAAATGCGATCTCGCTCGTCCTTCTTGACCCCGCCGTGGATAACCTCAACGGTGAAGTCCTGACTCAGTTCTTGAGCAACCATGTTGACGGAGGAGACGAACGGTACGAACACGATCACCTTACCCTCCGCCGTGTTCACAATGTCACGCACTGCATCAATTCGTGGTTTGGCCCCGATAGTCAGTTCCTCTCCATCCACTGAATACGCAACACCGCAAGCAATCTGGATTAGCTTTGCCATCTTGACGGCCTCGTTGACCGCCGTGATTTCCCCATTATCCGCCTCGGTTCGCAGCTTGGTCAGCATGTCCTTGTAGGACTTCTGCTGGTCTTTGGTCAGCGCGACCTCGCGGGTCTCAAACATAATCGGCGGCAGGTCAAGGCACTCGTCGCGGGTGAACCGTACCGATGGCTGCATAGCGTCCTTCACGATCCCAGTGGCATCTGCCTTCGGAACCCAACTGAACTGGCTAACCTGCTTCATCACCTGATTCTTAAACCGATTGAAGTACGGCGGCACTTTCTCAGGAACAATCAGGCGACATTGCGCCCAAGCGTCCGTAGGAGCATTAGGAGTCGGAGTGCCGGACATTCCCCAGCAGGCTCTTGGTTTGTTGTGCTTGTTCACTACTTTATTAAGTGTCCGCCACCGATCAGTCCCGGCGTTTCTGGCGCACTGAGCGATCTCGTCAATAATCACTAGGTCAATGTCGTCCCTGTTTTTCAGGTACGGCTCGATAATCTGCACGCCATCGTGGTTAATGATGTACACGTCAACATCTTGCTCCAGCAGCTTGATCCGCTTGTCCCGGCTACCGTGCAGCACGGCAGAAGTCAGGTGCGGAAAGTGGTGAAACAACTCGTCAGCCCATGTGCGCTCCAGCGTGGAGAGCGGGGAAACGATCAACGCCTTATTAGCTTTACCGATTGTTCGCAGGTAGTCATACGCCCACAGGGACGCCAACGACTTGCCAGTACCTAGTTCGCTCAAATTGAATGCCCGCTTGTACATGGACAGAAACGCTGCCGCTTCCCGCTGAGCCATGAACGGCTTAAAGCGACCGGGCCAGTCATAGTAATGGCGGATGGGTGCAGGGGGGTCGAACCCCAGATTCCTAAGAACCTTCACCTCCTCCATTCTATGTGGTACTGCGACGAACTCCCGGCCTTTTATTTTTACGATCTTGGCCTTGGGAATTACATTCGTTATCTGATCCGTATCTTTTACTCTAAGCAGTAAAGCCTTTTTATTTTGTACAACGATCATGCCTTTCCGTACATTTCAGGATGCTTCTTTCGCCAGCCCCGATTAGCCTTCCGACTAACCACTCTTGTATTTGAATCCTTGTCGCTACCACCCTTGCCAAGCGGTTTCTTGTGGTCAACGTCTTTACCGTCACCCTTCTTGGCCTTGCCCTTAGCGATGGCATGGCGGCGGGCCTTGTTCTGCGCTACGCGCTTGGCCTGAACATCAGGACGCTTGTTGTATTCAGCCTTGGTTTTCAGTTCTTTCTCGGACGACTTAGCCATCTTTGTTCTCCTTAATGAACTCCATTATGTCGGCCATCATGCGCATGGTGTCGGACACTTCATCCGCTAGGTGACTCATTGCAGCGGCTTCTTCCTTCAGTTTAGATGCGAGCGCGCCTGCCTCGGTGAGGGCGGTAAAGATTTCTTCAGGGGTGTATTTTACTAAACTCATTTCAGGATCTCCTGCACTTGTGAAACATCGTCAACCACGATGGCGGTTCCCCCCGCCTCGTTTATCCACTCGATCTCGCGATCTTGGTTCGGAGTGGTGTTGCCCTTTTTGCCCGGAGCCTTGACCTCGAACGCGTAGAACCTACCGCCGTGGCATACCAGAATGTCCGGGCATCCAACGCGCCCCATACCGTTGCTCACTGGCATGTAGTACCAACACTTCAGGGACTTGAGGTAGTCCTTGATCTTCGTCTTGACCTTGCCTTCTGGAGTGCCTGCCATATCAAAGCCCGCAGAACTCGCAGCGGGATGTCCCGACTGGACACCAGTTTTTGCACAGGCCGGAGGGCTTGGCGGGCCATTTGTCCTCCTCGTAGGCAATCTCTAACCGCTTAACTCGTGGCAGGAAGTCGCCCCAAATCTCGGTGATCTGATCCTTGGTGTAGCTTTCCTTGTCGAATTTGCCTTCCTTGAGCCAGATGAAACCAGTAACGACTTTCTCAAGCCATGGATAGTGGGCAAAAGCCATAGCCGCAAAGAGTTTAAGCTGGTCAAAGTCGGTCTTGCGCTTGCCAGTTTTCCAGTCAAGCAGGTACGCGGTTTCTTCGCCGACCACGCCAATGTCGATAATCCCTCGACACCACACATCCTTGGCCATCCAAGTTGTCGGTCTGAAGCTGGAGTCGATAGCCATTTTCTGCTCGATCACACGCTTGCCCTCGTAGGACAGGATCTTCTCGACATACTTCTGGTACTTCTGAAGCTGCTCAGGCAACTCCTTCTCGCCCTTGGCGAACAACTCCAACGCTTTGTGGACTTTGTTCCCCCAGATAATCGCCTCAGACTGAGGCTCAACTACTTCCTTTGTGACTCTCGTTAGCTGGAACCTGCGGGGGCAGGTCTCAAACGCTGTTAGTGCCGAGTAACTCCAAGCCTTCATATCATGTCGTCCCATGTCGTCCGATTAAGTACTATATTCTTATCTACCTGCGCTAGTATAACACTATCTGTACTCATTTGCACGCATTATTTGGCGTCGCCGTAGGTATCAGCAATGTCCCCTTCCGACCATGTGACCAACTCTGGCCACCATTCTGGCGGGGTTCGCATGATGCTCTGTACGGTGTCCAGCACAGACTCAGCCTCGTCTTCCGGCACGACATAAACCAATTCGTCATGAACCATTAGAGCGGGGGTCAGCCCGGTATTTTTTTGGACGTTAAGTGCGTTTTCTGCGATCACGCAGCGTGCTAGGTGCTGCACGATGTTCTCGTCGATCTTCCCGGCATAGATGCGGGCCTTATTTCGGCCTGAACCGTATATGTACTCCGACCGCCCGGTCTCTTCGTTCTGCTCAAGCCGTAGGTTCGGGTAGCGGATCATCCCTTTCGGCGTTCTCAACCCACCGTCAGTCGGTACGATCATGCCCCACGGGTCAAGGGCGTTCTGCTCGGCCCCCTGCATAATTCCTGCGAGCGCGTTGTGGCATGTCCGCCAGCCCTGAACAATCTCTGGATAAGCCATGCGCCATTTGTCCACGATCTCCTGAGACTCGTCCTCGGTAATGTCCACCCCGCCCATCAGCTTGGCTACTTTCTGGAAGGTGATAGCCCCGGCCCCGAACCCAAGCCCCAAGTGGGCTACCTTGCCGACCTGCCGCTGCTCCTTGGTGACTTCCTCGATGGGAATGTCGTACAACCTACTGGCGAAGTCCTTATACAGATCCGCCTTTTCCGGGTCAGCTTGGAAGAGTGCGACACTACTTGTCGCGTTCCAGAGAAAGTGATTGACGCGCAGCTCAAT